GTTAATGTATATGGCTGGGCCAAGGTCTATGAAAACGCGCGTTTGTACAGCTGCGCTGACGTGCACGGTAATGCCAAGGTATACGGTGATGTGCAGGTATCTGACAATGCTAAGGTATATGGTTACACCAGTGTGCACGGTAATGCTAAGGTATATGGCAATGCGTGGGTGTATAGCAAGGCTCAGGTATATGGCAATGCTCGGTTGTGTGACTATGTCCAGGTATGTGGCGTGGCACAGGTATACGGTAACGCCAAGGTTTGGGGCAGTGTTAAGGTGTATGGCAAGGCACAGATATCTGGCAACGCTAAGGTATATGACAAGGTAGAGGTGTTTGGCGAGGCTCAGGTATACGGTAATGCTGAGGTATACGGCTATACGATGGTGTACGAGGATAGGGTAGTATGTGACGAGACCGAGCTATACGTCGGGCGGGGTCTGAAATGCTGATAGATAAATGGTCGTCCGCATCTAATGCCCTACGAACCGCAAAGAAAGTTACGATCATGCTGCCCGATGAGTACGCACGTAAGCTAACCCTATTGGCCGCATCTCGTGGGATGACTAGGTCTGCTACAATCAGATCACTGATAAAGGAGGCGTTTGAGAGATGACATTGGACCAGTTTATAATGGCACTCGCGGAGTGCACAGACGAGCTACCGGCAGACTGTAAAGCCAAGCGAGGGGGCACCTTTGACGAGCACCTAATGCATATGACAGAGCAGGCTGGCGCATACATGCTAGAGGGGAGAGAGGATAAGGCGATGCAGAGGCTAGGGTTTGTCCAAGGTGCGCTTTCTGCGACGGGCCGTATGACCCAATATGTCAAGCGGAGACCCGTATGACGCCGGATATTGAGGCGGAATGGGCGGACGCGTTTGGAAAAGAGTTCGATGCGGTAATGGTGATGTTCGAGTTGGCGAAGGCTCGTGAGGACCCGACGATAACTAGGGCCCAATTCGTGGAGTTGCTCAATCTACGACACATGGTATCGCCGGCCGAGTTTCTCAGAGTACTTGGCGAGCGTCGGAGCCAATGGTCGCCGAAAGCTACAGATAGTGTAGCGTTTCGCAAGTAGTGGATTCCGAAAGTAGTGGACAGTCTGCACCTATCATATACAATGTAGTTTGTGAGACAAACCACGCTATCCGATGCCCGTTGGTGGCTATCGCACGACACTGATAAACAACCGCACGAGATTATCGAGGGAATCGTCCGAACGCTGCGGAACAAGCAACAGTACCGCCGAGAGCAAGCACGGATAAACGCCGAGTATTACGGCGTTGACCTACAAAGCTTCGGGTTATCGTCATCTTCGTTCCCCAATCACGACATTTTGTCGCTCAACGCTGCGGAAAACACGATAGATACTGTCGTGTCAAAGACTGCCAAGAGTCGGGTAATACCGATGGCTGTTACGCGCAAGGCGACGTGGGAGCAGCGGGAGCGCGCCAAGAAGTTTAATCAGTTCATAGAGGGGCTCTTCGATTCGGCTGGTGTCTATGACGTCGATCCGAAGCTGGTAACCGACACGTTGATCTTCGGCACCGGCGTGGCCAAGATCTTTGTCGAAGACGGTAAGGTACAATATGACCGAGTCTTTTGCTGGGAACTAATGGTTGACGATTCCGAGGCTCGCTACGGTAAGCCGCGATCGTTATATCAGCGCCATTACATTGACAGGCTCGTACTCAAGGAGATGTACTCGGACGATAAAGAGGCGTGCCGAGCTATAGATAACGTCGTTTACAGCGGCGATGGTGACGAGATGATAGCGTCTGACACCACGTCCGATATGGTAGTGGTGATCGAGGCATGGCATCTGCCCAGCGGCTGCAAGGCCAAAGATGGCAGGTATTGTCGCATCATAGCTGGTCACACGCTCGATGATGAGCCTTACGATAGTAACCAGTTTCCGTTTGTGTTGATGTACGAGAAGCCCCCAGTCGCTGGCATATGGGGCAGGGCGCTCATGACTCGGATATTGCCGGCGCAGAAAGAGTTCGACCGGCTCAACATCAAGATACAGGACGCGCATGCTGTAATGGGTGTGCCTCGTCTGCTCGTGCAGCGTGGCTCCAACGTCGTGAGAGCCCATCTCGACGATCAGATGGCGTCAATCGTTGAGTACGACGGCCCAAACCCCCCACAAGAATGGAATGCACAGCCAATAAGCGCTGATACATACAGTTACCGTAATCAACTTGCCGAGGATATGCTCCGTTATTCGCCGACAAACGAGATGTCGGCTCAAGGCCAGGTACCGGCCGGCTTATCGCAAGCCAGCGGTAAGGCATTGCAGGTCTTCAATGACTCGGAATCGGAGCGGATGGCGGTGTTCTGGAAAGAGCGCGAACGGTTTTACGTCGAAGTTGCCAAGCTGATGCTGGCCGCTGCTCGAGAGATTGCTAACGATGACCCAGATTACGTTGTAAGGGCGAAAAGCAAGAAAAGCCTCGAGCTTATACGTTTTGGCGACATTGACATTGCTGATGATGAGTACGTGTTGGACATATGGCCAACTAATCTCCTGGAAAAGACGCCTGGTGCCAGGTACGCACAGCTATCCGAGATGCGCAACCGAGGTGATATAACTCCGGCGCAGTTTCGGCAGCTATCAGAGATGCCTGACCTCGAGAGCGAAAACGACCTCGACACTGCCCCTGAGCAGATAGTGGATATGGTTATTGGTCTGATACTGACGGACGGTAAAAGCGTAACTGTAGAACCCTTTGATAACCACGCGTTGATAATCGAGCGAGGGAGCAAGGCGTATGCCATGGCTCGCAAGTACGACGTAGACGAGGATAAAAAGGAGCTACTGAGGCGCTACATCGAAGACGCTCAGGCATACATAGATACAGCGGCAACGGCTGGATTGCCACCACCGGATATGCTCCCGACGGTTGGTCCGGCAGATGACCCCACGCTGGTACCAGGCGGTATGCCTCCTCCCGATATGATGTCGGCTCCCCCTGATATGGGCGGAGATATGGGCGGAGATATGGGTGAGATGTTGGTCTGATGTCCGAATTCACGAACGAACGAGGTGTAGTAGTGTCCGATGAGTCAGTAGTAAGCGATTCGTTACCAGGGTCCGACGAAGTAACGGGTGCGTTACAAGCATCTAGGGACGAGACCATCAAGGCGGTCAATGCGGCCATGGGCATCGAGCCCGAGCCTGCAGACGCAGCTGCGCCGGTTGTCGATACAGTCGTCGACAAGGTCAAGACCGAACCTGCCAAAGATTCGACGGAGCTCGCAGTGGTCATGCGGGCACGTAAGCAAGCGCAAGCGATGCGAGACGAAGCCCAGAAAGAGCTAGATGAGGCTCGTAAGTCGCGTCAGGAAGCAGATAGCTACAAGGCCGAGATCGAACCTTGGCGTCAAAAGCTACCCAAGCTCAAGGAATCACCGGCTGCCATATTGGCCGAATTGGGGATGAACCCTGAGCAGTTTGTCGAGTCACTGCTCAAAGAGGGTAAGCCGGACCCCGTTAAAGACGTACGCGGACAGATAGATGAGCTCAAGGCGCAACTCGCCGAACTAAAGGCAGAGCGCGAAAGTCAGAAGAAAGAATCGGAGGAACAGGCTCAAACATCTCAAAATGAGAAGGCTAAGCAGATGTTCTTGGAAGTCGTGACAGGCGACGGTACTGCATACCCGACTCTCAATGCCGTCTATGGCGACGATCAAGACGAGCTTATATACCGCGCTAATAGCATTGCGGATAAGTACTTTCAGCTCGAGGGTAAATATCCGTCATTGGACGAGATTGCACAATATCTTGAAACTGTAGAACTAAAGCGATACAATAAAGTACATGGGAATCCTCAGGCGGATTCTCCTCGGGATTCCGCCCCCCTAGGTGATCGGGCAAAAACACGTAAGCCCTTGAGCACCGCTACGGCATCGCAAAAAGCGATGGCCCCGTTACCGTTGAACGACATGACGGATACGCAATTGCGCGACCACCTAAAAGAGGTTGCGGCAAAGGCAATGCGAGAGGGAGGCGTGAGACCGTGACCGCCTTTTCGGAGCCTCGTATAAATAATGACTGCCACTCTCTTAGCCTCACAGGCTATTCTCAAAGTTCGCTACCCTGAGGGGAAGCTTCCCACAATTCTCTATGAAAATAACCCCGGAATGGCAATCATTCCGACAGCTACCGACTTCACTGGCGAACTACGAATGGTCGCCTTGCAAACCGAAACGTGCCAGGGAGGCTCTGCCGACTTCAGCACGGCGGTCAGCAGTCTCGCACAAGGTAAGTATTCGCGCTTTCAGGTATCGCGAGTCGAAGACTTTGCAATTGCTCGCATCCGCGGACAGGCGCTAAAGGCTGCAGTCAAGGATACTGGCGCCCTCGTAGATCTCTGGGAAAACGAGATGAAAGGCGCGAGTCACCTGGCTATGCGCTCTCTTGCTATCCATCAGTACCGCAACGGTACTGGCACGAGAGGACAACTCGCTGCAGCTTCCGGAGTTGCCACTGTTACGGTAACGCTTGCTCGCTCTGGCGATGTAACCAACTTTGCCGTCGGTATGCGCGTGCAAGGGATGGCGACGGACGGCGGAACGCTATTGGCATCTGGTGCGCATCAGACGATTACGGGAATCGACCGTAATCTTGGCACGCTAACGGCAGCTGTCGAATGGAGCACCGTAATCACAGGTCTCAGCAACTCTCACTTCTTGCTCCGTTCCGGCGACGCTGCTGCAACTAACTTTGGCGTCATCACTGGCTACGATAAATGGATTGACGGAACGTCTACTCCCGGTACGCTCTTTGGGCTCAATCGTAACGTCGACCCTGTACGTCTAGGTGGCCGAGCACTCGATGCTGCCAACCTTAGTATGTCGGACGCGCTTATAGAGGCTGCGGCCTTGGTAGGCATTGAAGGCGGACGTCCTTCGCACGTGTTCATGCACCCCCGGGACGCTGCGAACCTCAAAAAGTCGCTTGACGGTAAGGTACAGTATGACCGTGTCGCGTCGAACGTAGCTGGCATATCGTTCAAAATGTTCGAGATCGAGGGTGATAACGGTACTATCAAGTGCGTTACTGACCTCAACTGTCCTCGAAACCGCGCGTTTATGCTGCAGATGGACACCTGGAAAATGCATAGCCTTGGGCCTGCACCGCACATGCTGGACTACGATAGTAACCAGTTTCTGCGAGTGTCGTCCGAAGACGCATATGAGGTACGCGTTGGTTCGTACGTGTCGATGTATTGCACCGCGCCGGCGTATAACATCAAACTTACCAACTTTGGACCTGCAGGTACCTAATGCCTATCAACCAAACGAGGTGGCCCGTTAGGTCCACTAATAACATGGTAATCAGTGTCGCCGGCCGGTTTACGGGCGGAGGCTCTGCAGCCAACTGTACAAGAGTAGCAGGCGGTAGGGGCATTACCTCTGTTAACTACGATGCCGCCACTGGCGTCTATCTCATCACCTTTGACGGTGTTGGGGAAACGTTCCTTGGCGCCATGTTCTCCGTGCGCACCGCGGGAGGGGCTGCATCCAAGGTGGTCAATTACGGCACGTATACACCTGCTAGCCGTACATTAGGTATCTTCGTAGCGACTGCGAGCACTCCAGTTGCCGTGGACCTTGCGTTGACCGAGGAGCTGACGATTCACGCCAGCTTTGCGGACACCACTGTACCATGAGCTCGATCGCCGAGGCTCTCGAGAAGGCGGCGACCAAGTCAGGGGAGGCGTCCGTCTCCTCTGATTCGGATGACGAGTTGGTGTCGAGCGAAGAGGTCGATGCTGCCGGTGAGCTAATGGCAGCGCTGAAGGGTGATGCCAAGACATTCGCGATGGCACTACGTAACTTTAACAGTCTAAAACGAAAGTAATATAAGTCGGATGGCGCGAACTGTTGCACTTGCAAGTCTCATTGCGCAGGTACGGCAGCGCGCCGACCGCGAGGGTTCCTCGTTCTTTTCGGACGGGGAAATCATCGAATATATCAATCAATCCAAGGCGATGCTCGATGACGAGCTTATAAACGCCGACGAAACCTACAATCTAACGTCCCACGCCTTTAGTACCGTAGCGGGGTCCGGTTTATACGACCTTCCTACTGACTTTTACAAGCTACGAGGTCTAGACGCTACAGTTACGGGTAACACGTTCTCGGTGCGGCGGTTCAGCTTCGACTCGAGAAACTCCTACGACCAACCGGTCATTGCGATTGCGGGTGACCCACTGGCTTATCTACTACAGGGTAGCAGCCTAAGGTTGTTACCTAACCCTCAGGGCATCTATGCGATGAAGCTGTGGTACTATCCAGCGTCGCTCCGCATCACTGACGGTACGTCTTCGTTTGATGGCGTGTCGGGCTTCGAGGAATTCGTGGTCCTAGACGCAGCCATAAAGTGCAGGCAAAAGGAGCAGATGCCAATCAATGACTTGGCAGCATCACGAGATGAGCAGTTGGCACGTATCCGCACCAACGCTAGCAGACGAGATTCGGGCGCAGCTCCGGTGATAAACCGTGTGCGAAGTCGATACAACTACGGCATGTGGCGCTGCCGATGACTCAATCGCGCATACCGCTGCGCAAAGAGCAGACTGGCGAACCGCAATCTATGCGGTTGCAGACATATCTCGCAGATGCTGCGAGGGTGCTCAATCAACAGCCCTTTTCGCAAGGTAATCAAGTAGGTCCGCTCGTATTCACCGCTGGCTCGGACCAGGTTATCAACCATCGCCTAAAGCGTGCGCCCGCGGGGTTCATTTGCATCGATGTTATTGACGGTTACGGCTCGTTTCGACGCGTCGCATCCAACGTATCTACCATCACTGTGCGCTCCGAGAATGCCTGCAGTGCTACTTTTTGGGTGTACTGATGCCTGGCCAGTTATTCGACTTACCCTATGCCCAGGGGCTAGACCAAAGCACCGATGATAGACATGTAGAGGCTGGCAAGCTCCTAGATATCACCAATGGCCGCTTCTCCCGTGTCGGTGCGCTTTCGAAACGACCGGGTAACGTTTCAGTGGCTAGCAGTATCGTGCGGACGACAGACGCCACGTCATCGAGCTTGTCCGTAACGCAGGGTGGCAGGGCCCGTATAGCAGCGTTTGAGGATGAGATACTGGCCATCAATGGTCAGAGCATATCCACCTACTCGTCGGCGCTGGGCTCATGCGTCTATAAGTCTATGGTGTCCGAGTGTACGGTGCGACGCACTGGTGTATCCAGCACAGTTAGTGGCGTGTCGTCATATGACAGTGCCGCCGGCAATAAAGTACTGGCTACAGTGTACGCTAGCGGCTCCAACATGTACCTAAACCTCGAAGACTTGGAGACTGGCGCCCCAATATACTCGAGTTATAACCTAGGGGTTGGTAGTCACCCACGCGTTTGCATCGCGAGTAGTAAAGTCGTTATCGTGTATTCGTTCGGTGCGGAAATACGTGCGCGCACTATTGACGCGTCGTTAGTCTTGGACCCTACAATCACTGTTCTCGCCACGGATAAGGCTGCACTGTCGGCATTCGAGATATCGGATAACTTACTTGGCGGCACCTTCGTGCTCGCTTACGCGGCGACGTCGGGTCTACTAACGGTTAAGCGTATAGCGCAATCCACTATGACAGTGGAAACAACGGTTGGTCTTGCATCCTGTCCATGTACAGGCGGCAGCTTCGGTTTGCTTGGAGCCGCTGCCATAGGGCAGATGGTATGGGTGACATTCATAGCTTCGCCCCAAACGCTACGCGTAATCGGCCTAGACTACCTCAATCTGTCCGTTTTGGTACCGGTGCAAACGGTTTACGCAAGCGTCGGCCTACCGTCTATCATGGCGCAGGGAATAACGTATTCGTCGGGTATAAACGGCGGTAGCGCTGTCATTGCCTACCAGGTTTCAGATGGCCTAGCCACTCCGTTCGTGAGTTTCGCAACGATATCGCTTACCGGTGTGCTCAGTACCGCACCTTTTCGACCCATATATAATTCACTACTGCTATATA